TTAATGCCATTTGGTGGAGGTCTTTCTGAATATTATGATGCTTATAAGATTCCATACTATAGCAGAATACCTTTTGAATTGCCTAAAGTTGAATTAGATTTTGAGTATACATACTTTGACGGGTACATTACTGAATTTGATAAAATCAATAGAGATTCTATTAAGTTGGTAAATTACAAATCGCACCCAGAAATAAAGGCGCCTCTTTCAAATTAATGAAAACATTAGTAATTTCAGACACCCATATAGGATCTAAAGGATGTCAAACTGATTTAATTTTAGAATTGTTAAAAGACAATTCTTATGAACGATACATTCTTGTCGGAGATATAATCGACGGATGGTTATTTACAAAGTATAAGAAATTCTCATACGACCATGCCAGAGTTATTCGTAGACTTTTAAAATTGTCTAAGAATAAAGAAATCATCTGGATCTCAGGAAATCACGACGAGTTCTTGAGGAAATATACACCAATTGAATTAGGTAATATTAAAGTCGTAGATGAGTACACTGAGAATGGAATATGGTTCTGTCATGGTGACAAATATGATGGTATTGTTAAAATGCATTGGCTTGGAATGTTAGGATCCGTTGGATATGATTTGGCAATTGTAATTGACCGTTTCCTAAAAAGATTTAATAAGAACACAAGTTTATCTAAATTCTTAAAAGACAATGTTAAGGCTGCTGTTTCATTTATGGTTGATTTTGAAAATGAAATGGTTCGTCAAGCTAGAAAGAGAAATTGCCATACCGTAGTATGCGGACATATTCATACTCCAGACGACAAAGAAATCGACGGAGTTAGATATTTAAACTGTGGAGATTGGATAGAGAACAACTCATTCATAGTTTACTCAAATAATAAATTAACATTATGCACGAACTTCTAACAATTGTTATACCTTGCTATAATGAGGAGAAATACATTGGTAGAGCATTACAAAACATCCATGATCAGCGGTTTTCAAAATTTATAAGAATTATAATAGCTGATGCTGGTTCTACCGATGCAACGATTGAAATTATCAATTCATTTAAAGATAAATTAGATATTGAAATTATCAAAGGAGGTTTACCTTCGGTTGGTAGAAATGCAGGTGCAAGATTAGCAGATACTCCATGGATTCTATTTCTAGATGCTGATATAACATTCACGCGTGATTCAGTAATATTTGATGCGAGCTATCACATGTTATTTGACGAATATGATATGTTAGGAACAACTCCTAAATATTTTGGAGAACTAGATTTTAGAGCAAACACAATGTTCTTTCTTAATAAGTTAGCAACTTGGTTTCTTTCAAAAACCAGACCTTTTGCAATTGGAGGATTTACATTAATTAGACGAGATGTTTTTATTGAATTAGGAGGATATGATGAAAATGCACATCAAAGCGAAGATTGGCTACTTAGTCGACAAATCAAACCAAAGAACTTTAAATTAGTATTTGATTTAATTACGCAAGATAACCGAAGATTTAAAAAATATGGTTACCTTAATATGATTAAATTACTATACAGAAACTGGAAAAATCGAGACAATATTGAATATTTCTATAACGCACAAAATTACTGGGACTAATGTTTATCCACATAACACCTGACGAATTAGAAGAAGAATTTAGACAATCATGGAAATTAGGGTATCTTACACAACCCTCAATAGATTACGCAACAAACGCAATACACGTCTGGTTTGAAGGTAAAGACTGTATAATTTTCCGTTTTGAAAAATATGGTTGGTTTAACGATAACAGATACAATACTTATTTAATCTCTTCTGGCCCAGCCGGAATTACAATATCAATAACAATACCATAATGAAAAAACTATTAATTCTACTAATATTACTTGTCACTACTTCGGTTTCAGCTCAAAAACTAAGAGACAATTTAAAGGTTAATAATGAATATTTTAACATTGTCTATTCTGAAGTTCTACAACAACCAAAATCAGTTAATTATGTTGTTCGATGTCCAGATGGAACAGCTTCCAGAAGTGGAATGGAATTCTATACAATAGACGGTATTAGAACTTCGGATAGTTATGATTACGTTGATAATCAATGGGACAAGGGTCACATGGCGCCAGCCGCTTCCTTTAACTGTAATTCAAAAATGTTATTTACAACATTCACTTATGTCAACTGTGCTTTACAACAACAGGCCCTGAATCGTGGAGTTTGGAAAGCTTTAGAAATTAGAGAACGTGCCCTAGCAATGAATAAGACCGTTTCTGTTACAATATTCATTGACTTTAATAAGCCAATCAGAAGAGTATCAGGAGGTGCAGCGATACCCTCTGGGTTCTACAAAGAACTTAGATATGGTAATATTAAAGAATGTTATTACTTCCTGAATGTAACTCCGGCCACTCGCGATATTAATGCATATAAATGTAATTGCCGCTAGAATCATATCAAGATATATAAACTCTAACAAGTAAATATATTTTATTATGACATGACAAATCCAATACCAAAAATCCTAGAATGGTTACATAAACTTGCATCTGATGAAAATGGATCTCCATCTTCAAAAAGAGTAATTGGAATTTTATCCAGTTTAGCATTAATCTTCGTTTTAATTTATACTAGTTTAAAAAAGACCGATATAATTTTAAATGATACGATTATTAACGCAGTAGCATTACTTGCCTTTGGTTGTCTTGGATTATCTTCAGTTGATAAATTTACAGCGATTAAAAAACAAATTAAAGACGCAACTTCTAATAAAACAACAGACGAAGCGGTAGAAAATACACAAAACTAATATATGGCATACGGAAATAAGGTAATAGACCATTTTAATAATCCAAGAAATGTAGGAACTTTAGATAAATCTAAATCCAATGTAGGTACTGGATTAGTGGGTGCACCTGAATGCGGTGATGTGATGAGATTACAAATAGAAGTTAATGATAATATCATAACTGATGCAAAATTTAAAACATTTGGATGCGGTTCGGCAATCGCAGCATCTTCATTAGCAACTGAATGGTTAAAAGGAATGTCGATAGATGATGCAATTAAAATGGATAATATGGAATTGGTAGAGGAACTATCCCTACCACCGGTTAAAATTCACTGTTCAGTATTAGCAGAAGATGCTATTAAAGAAGCAATAAAAGACTATAGACAAAAGCAAGGATCAAAGGCAATCGTATTTGATGCTGAGATAGAATAAACGATACAACTACATCATGGATATTACAATAACAGAAAAGGCATTATCCCATGTTATTTCATTAATGGCGGAACAAGGTGTAACACCAGAAACCCATAATTTAAGAGTTGGTGTTAAAGGAGGAGGATGCAGTGGATTAACTTATACCATGGACTTTGATAATAAGATCGAAGCAGGTGATAATATAATCGAAGCAGATACTGGATTAAAAATATTAGTAGATACCAAAAGTTTTTTATATTTGTTCGGTACAGAATTACAATTTTCCGATGGTCTAAATGGTAAAGGATTTCAATTTGTAAATCCAAATGCAAGTCGTACATGTGGGTGTGGAGAGTCTTTCTCTCTATAATATTGATAAATATAAAAATATAACAATCAACTATGGCAAAAATTACTAAAATAGGCCAAAAAGGTCTAGACTTAATTAAATCATTTGAGGGACTGTACTTAAAACCGTACTTGTGCCCAGCAAATGTACCAACAATCGGATACGGAAACACGTTCTATGAAAATAAAGCAAAAGTAACTTTAAAAGATCCGATTATTACAGAAGGCCGTGCAATAGAATTATTATCATGGTCCCTTTCTAGTTTTGAACAATATGTTGACGCATACTGTATTGATACGATTAATCAAAATCAATTTGACGCACTTGTAAGTTTTTGTTACAATTTAGGACCTGCTAATCTAAAATCTAGCACTCTACTTAAAAAAGTTAATGCTAATCCAAACGATCCAACTATTAGAGCTGAGTTTTTAAAATGGAACAAAGCGGGTGGTAAAGCACTTGCAGGTTTAACTAGACGCAGAACTGCTGAAGCAAATCTATATTTTTCATAATGTCAGAGAACCAAACACCAACTCAAGGATTTATAGACGTATTCGTTAGTAAATTAAAAGAGCAATCTTTTACGATTGTAATTATGCTAGCCGTAATTTGGTATCAAGGTAAAATGATGGAAGAGCGCGTATCCTATTGGCAAAAACTATATGAAGCACAAAAAGCCTATACTGAGCAAACAATAAAGGATGATAAACAAATCATGCTAGACAGAATTCAATATCTACAAGGACAGAGAGACAAGTATGTTGAAGATGCAATAAACGAATTAAAATCAAAGTAATAATATATGTACACTAAAGAACAAATCGAAGCAGCTATTAGAGCAAAAGGATATGTATGGTTTAATGACGATGCAAATAAAAGTTATGATGTTAATATCATAGGTGTTAGAAATAATGCCGCTGCAATTGCTGACAAAGTAACTAATGTCTTTGATGATTTTATGACGCTATCTTTTAAAGAAGGTGGTGTTTGGAAATTCTATCAATGGGCAATTACAACCGATCCTGGAACAAAGGCAGTTAAAGAATTTTCAAATCCAAATGGAGTTGCAAGAGTCGTACCTGGACAATATAGAGGAATGTGGGCCGTTGGTCTACATCAAGGTAAATACGAGGCAATGAGACAAGTTGCTCCAGTAAAAGTATACCGTGATAAAAACAAGGATATGACTTTTAATGAAACTATCATACAAGAAGGTATTTTTGGAATTAATGGACACAGATCTAACCCGAAAACCGAATCTGCTTATGTAGAAAACTGGTCAGAAGGATGTCAAGTATTTAAAAGAATAAAAGATTTTAATGAATTTATGGGACTTATTAATAAGGCCAAAGCAATTCACGGAAACGCATTCACATATACATTAATCGAGTCTACGGATATTAAAATAAGCTAATATGGCCTTACCTTGCCCAGGTTGTCAAACACCTCTAGGAATAACATTAGATTTTATTGTTAAGAATCCTATGTCAGTTTGTCCAAATTGCCAAACTGTATTTAATTTTGCAGTAAGCGAAGAAATCGTAGAATCATTCAGGGAAGCTCTACAAGAAATTGAAGACATTAAAAAACAGTATAATGGTTCAGTCAAATTTGGATAAATCATTAGATATATACTATAATAATACAAAAAACAAAAATTAAATTATGGCAGAATCAATCGCATCTCAATTTACCGGTTTACCTATTGAGGACCTTATCGTTTCACCAATCGTCGGAATGGCGAAAGGTCAAGCAAAACTAAATGATGTAACATGGAAATACATCAGCGAAGTAGCATTCGTAACAGACAAAGACGGTGCAACAACTGCACGTTCATTAGACGTACAAATGCAAAGAGCAGTAACAGATACTAAAACTGGAGAAAAAACAATTAAAACTTTATACTCTAAAGTTCCAATGTTACCTCTAGTTCCACTTCCTTCACTAGCTATTACTTCAGCTGATATTGAATTTACAATGGAGGTTAAAACATCAGAAATTAACAAAGATTCAACAGATTCAAGTGCATCTATAAGTGCAGAAGCATCAGGTGGATTTTGGGGTATGAAATTCTCAGTTAATATGTCAGGAAGCGTTGCAACTCATAAAGAGAATACAAGAAGCACTGATAATTCAGCTAAGTATAATGTAAAAGTACACGCTGAGCAATTACCACCAACTGAGGGAATGTTAAAACTTTCTGATTATTTAACTCAAATGTTAGAACCAACCGATATTCCTCCGGCTAAAGATCCAGAGCAAGGTTAATAATTTTTAGTTTAAAACCTAAACTAATAACTAAACCCGATTGGAAACAATCGGGTTTTTTTGTGTATAACCCTAAAATAATTAAGTCAAATGGCAAAATTAAATATTGAAGAACTTCTTGGCGGTCTGTTAGAAGCAGCAATGGTTGCACAGGGAATTAGTGAAAAACAACACATCAATTCTCTAGCCAACTATTTTGATGATGGAGTTCCAAAGACGGTAGATTTTAAAGTAGGAGAAAAGACTGTTACGGTTCCTCTCTATATTTTAGCAGATCATTCATCAATTGGACTCAATGAGTTAGATATAGAATTTGAAGCAAGATTAGTTTTTGGAGATTCGACAGATCCAGTTTCTCAGGTTAAAAGATCGATCTTAGGTCTATTTAAAAAGAAAGGTTATAAACATAATCTTGGCGGAATTGAAGTAGATTCAGGTGCTACAAGAAATAATAATTCTGGCATGGCAAAAATCAAGGTTAAATTTACATCAGA